TGCCAAATAAATACCTTTTGATGGATTTACATAGCTTACTATTTTTTCAAGATACTCAAGAACCGCATTCATCATTTTATTTTCTAATTTGTCATTATCTGTCAGCTCTGGATTTTCTGCAACTACTTTAAAACATACTGGATGAATTAAACAATTTGCGTCTATTAGAAACCAATCAATGTTATTAACTTTGTTTAACAATGATTGTGTGTATTCATTTTTTTGTTGAATTTTTAATAATTCTTCATCTGATATTTTTTTATTCTTTTTAACAATTTTAATATCAGTTAAAAGTAATTTTGATTTGTTAAATACAAATCCCTCTTTTTTATAATTTTTCATTAACCATAAGAAAAAACCGGGGACGCCCATATGATATATACTTTATTAATATTAAAAATAATCGTTTAAATACTATATTTTCAGTTTTTATCTGGTTTTCTTAATTTTACAGTAATTGTTTTTAGATTTTCATCTGAATTATTGGCATTATAATAAGCAATTCCTTTGGTACCAAATGATTTGTCTGTAAAAACTGTGTTACAGAACAATTCTTTTTCATCATTATTACAAACTGAACTTAATGGTGTTTGGGTATTTTTATCTTCTTTTGATAAACTTGTAGAATTTCTTGAATTTTTTGAATTACCAGATTCGCTTTCAGTTTGAGAATTAATTGCTGAACTTAAAATATTTGATACATCACTTTCATAACATTCATCATCAGCAGGTTTTTTTATTAATTCATAAGGAAAAGTTTGTTTAAATTTGTCATGAACTGCTTTCAGTAATCGAATTATCATATTCATATATATTATAATATCAATATCCTGGTCCATATCCATATTATTTAAAACTATTTCAAATCTTAGAATATTATTATCATTATTATTTAAAATTTTATATGCATGATAATATTTTGTGTCGGACAAGTCTTGACCAAAACTTGGAGTTTCGTTATAAAATAAAACAATAAAGTTTGAATCAGTTACAATAAACTTATTTTTACTTCCATTGTAAAATTCGTTTTCAATCCAATTGTTTTCATCAATGGATGATACAAATTTATAAAACAAAGTATCTTTAGAGTAATAGTTTCTATAGTCAATATTTTTAATATATTTAATTAAAAACTCCGGTTTAATTTTCTTATTTATTTGAAAATCAACTTGGTAAAAGTTTAAATTAGATATATTTTTTGCTATTTTTATTTCTAAATTATTAATTTTTTTGTAAGATGTAAAAGGATTTTCTTTCCAGTCAGGGTTTTTTGTCTTATCAAAAAAATCATAAATAGTATAAATATTTGCAGGTAGGCTAATTTGTTTCGGCATTTATATAATTGAGATTTTTTTAATTAAACTGGTTTATATTTAATGGTATTCTAAAAAAATTGAAAATGTTTCTGCCAATACTTATTTAAATGTCATTTAATGTCCTCTATATTAAGATCGCCTATATGTGGAATATTTGGTCATGTCGATTCTGGCAAGACCAGTTTTCTTTCCAAACTTAAATCATTTGAAACTGTTGAAGCTGGCGGTATCACGCAGGGTGTTTCATCAGTTTTTATACCTATAGATAAAATTAAATCCATGTGCAAAAAAATTATTGACCTTACAGAGGTCTTAATGCCTGGTAAAGACAAAGAACAACCAGCAAATTCGCCCGGGGAATTTGAAATTAAAATTCCTGGTATCCTTTTTATTGATACTCCTGGTCATGAAGCATTTAGTAATTTTAGACAAAAAACTACAGATGTATGTGACATGGGAATTATAATTGTTGATATTGAAAAAGGTGTTGAACCCCAAGCAGTTGAGTCTGTTCAAATGTTAGTCAGTAAAAAAATTCCTTTTATTGTAGTTTTAACAAAACTTGATAAGGTAACTGGTTGGGAAGTTGTTGACACCCCAAATCTTCGTCAATCAATTAAAAACCAGAGTCAAGAAACAATGACCGAGCTAAATATTAAAATGGAAGATATTAAGTATGAACTAAGTAAAAGTAAAATTTCAGCAGAGTTTTACTTCAAAAACAAAACTCCAAGAAAAACAGTGTCAATGATACCTGTGTCAAATAAATCAGGAGAAGGATTTAACGATTTAGTTAATTACTTAATTTTTATTACTCAAAATTTTATGGAAAATAAATTAACTCCAACCGATAAACTAAAAGGGTTTGTTATGGATAAATCTTTTGACAAAACTTTAGGATGGACTGCTAACATTATTCTAGCTAGTGGAAAACTAAGGTCATCTGATAACCTTGTGATATCAACAAGTGAAGGTCCAGTTAAATCTGTTATTAGAAATATGATTGGAATAAAATTTGATAAAACCAAAAGCAGATTTATCCGTGCAAATTATACAGAACAAGAAGCATCAAGTTCTGTGACTTTATTTGCACCGAATCTTGAAAACATTATAACCGGATCCTACATTAATATTTTTAATACCGAAGAAGAATTTGAGCAAATTTCTGAACAAATTGCACAAACAGAAATCAAACCAAGTTTTCTTTCCACAATAAGAAAAGAATCAAGCGAGAAAAAAGAATTAGGGTTTTATATGATTTGTTCAACAGAAGATGAGTTTGAAGCAGGTTACCAGGTATTTAAATCAACTGGAATCCCAATAATAAATGGAGCTTGTGGACCCTTAACTGAAAAAGAAATTGATTTGTTCGAAATTAGTTCAATTAAACTAATTAAAACCCATGGGCTAGCTAATGTGTTAAAAGGTATCACAACTAGAGAAAAACCATTTGTTGAAAACTTGCTCGAGTATAAGACAATATTATATTACACTGGTTCTGATAAAAAGCCAAGTAACTTTGACCATTTAGTAGAGTATGCAAAGTCCAAAGAAATTACAATTCTATTCAATGACGTTATATACAAACTAGTTGACAGTTTTACCGCTCATAGAAACCAAGTATTAAAATCAAGACAAGATTTGTATTTGAAAGAAGGTTTTGTTATGACACCTTGTGAGCTAAAATTGCTTAAACAACATGTTTACCTTAAGGGTGGTTCAGCAGAATTTGTTATAGGATTTAAAGTTAGCGATGGTTCTCTAAATGTTGGCACAAACATATCATGTGTTAAGGCCAACAGACAAATAATTAATCTTGGACAGGTTGTTTCAATTGAAAAGACAAAGGAAAAAATAGAATCTGCTGAAAAGAATTTAGAAGTGTGTGTTAAATTAAATAATCCTGAACACTATTCATGGCAAAAAGATTTTAATGAAAAAGACACATTTATTACAGGTATGACAAGGGAATCTGTTGAATTACTTAAAAGAGATTTTAGAACCAGATTGTCAAAAGAGGAATGGATTTTGGCAATTAAAATAGTAAAAACTCTTGGAGTTTAATGATTAATTTATTAGTTTAGTTTATACTTTCATTATAAAAAATATTCATTTTTAACATAGTTAAAACCACAGGCTTAACCGTTATTTTGATAAAGATTTTTTTAATTCATAATTTAAAAAAAATTGAATTTTTTCATTGTTATTACAGTACAAAAAAATTTAATGAAATGTAAATTATGTAATATTGATTGTATAATACCAACTGGTGCATTTGCTTCTAGTTCACAAAACATCCTCATGAAAACTACAGATGGGACCCATGTTTGTTCTGCTTGTTTTGATGCTCAGGAATTTGCCTCATGTGTGGTTAAAACAACAATTACCAAAACTAATTTATCTGGGCAAACAAATGATTCAGATAAAAAAGTGGAAATACAAGACAATAAAGTTGTAAAACCAGAAAATAAACTTTATGTTAGGTGTAATAAGTGTACCAAAAGTTTTTCAGGACCCATGTGTGATTGTGGATTTAAAAACCCTCTATTTAAAAGAAAATAATATAGTTTTATTTAGGCGTTTTACTTTATAAAATGTTTTGTTTTATTTTATAATACACAATTTATGGGTGATAATGAAATTAAAACAATGAATATTTACAAAATATCAGAACAAATTGAAAACATAAAATATCCTGCAATTTTTTTATTTAATTTAGTTGCCCATGCAAAAGATTTTGATGATTATGAGTTAAGTATAATTTTACGTTTATTTATGAAATCACATAGTAATTTTATGTTAGAACATAATATTAAAACAATTTTTTTAAATGAACTTTGTAAATATTCATTATCATGGTGTTGTTTATCTGATTTTTATAAAATTGTTGGAAAAAAAATTCCATTAGTTTTTGTTCTTAAAAAATTTAATTTGGTTTACATAAATCAAGAATTTTGGAATTTAAAAACAAGCGCTCAACAAGATTATTTAGCAAATGCAAAAGAAAGATTTTTAAGTATTTACGATTGTGCCAAAGGGGGTATACCATTTCATTATAAACTAGCCCAGTTATTTAAGGATGGTAAATATGATAGGAAAGAAATTTTAAATAACATTATTGACCGGTTAATAAATATATTGGACATGTTTGGACATAATGTACTTGTATCATTAGAAATTCCCTTAATAACAGTTGAAAGTTTTATTAATTTAACTGATGAAAATATTTTAAAATACATTATAGTTATTTATGAAAAATGCTCAGAATTATTAAATCAAACAATAAAATTATTTGATTCTTATAATTTAATTTGTATTCAACTTGCAAATTTACTTAACCCAAGCATTATTAAAATTAAATCTGCAAATATTGATTCAGAAACAGAAGACGATGATATTAAATTGCTTAGTGTAAAATAATCACATATTACCTAATTAAAAGTTAAATCAGCTTTACCATTAGAAACAACAAATAAGTCATATATTTTTCCAATAATTTTAAGGTTTATTACAGACTTATTTTTAACTTCTTCTTCAGTTGTAAATATAACTTTTAATTGATCGGTGTATTCTTTTAACCAAGCTGAATTGAAATTTATAATAAATTGTTTTCCCTTTATAACGCGGAAATTGGCTGTACCAGAAGGTTGAGTTTCTTCAGGGTATAAACAAAAAGAATGATAATAAATTCCCTCTGGTAGAATATTATTTAAATATTTGTAAGATAAAAGGTATGTGTAATAATTTGAATCAACATTTTCTAATAATACATCATGTTGATTTATAACAATTTTTTGTTTAGTGATTATGTTATTTTCATAATCATCTCTTACGTTAAATTTTAAATTTTTATTTTGGTTATATCCAGATAATCCATCAACAAATAATTGAGGTTGAATATACCATAATAATTCTTTACAAGGATTTGTAAAACTTATTTCGCAATCAAAAAAATTTTTGTTTTTAATTGTATAAAAATCATCATAATATTTTTCAATAACATATTCAAGTTTTGACCCTGCAAATTTTGCTCTTTCAACATCGTCCATAAATATAGATTCACAAATTAATTTAACATCAGGTACATCAACTAAACTTGTATAAAGTTCATAATTAATATATGGATAATATGAAAAAATTTTATAAATAAAACTCGAGTATTTAGAATCTCTCATATTAGCTAAAAATTTAATCCATTGAATTTTATTAATAACCCATTGTTTATTTGAATTGCTTGAACCATTTAATGTAGAAATTTCGGTATCTGACATGTTTGGATTTAAAATTTTTGTTATTTCACCTAATGTTAATTCTGAACCATTTGATGTTAAAACTGTGTTAATTTCTGCATTAGACATATCTGGAAATTTGATTTTTAATAGTTCAAAATTAATTAATGGACAAAAGTAATTTATAGAATCATTTATTTCATCCAAAGTTCTACTAGTAAAAAGTAAATTTTGATTAACTATGTATTTTTTTCCAATATTTTTAATTTTTACATTTGCAACATCATTGTAATTTTTTTCATAATTTTCAAAACAAATAATTTTTGACACATCTGAAATTTTAGCATTTATAACAACAGATGAATATTGCATGGCAACAAGTGGTAAACTTGCTCCAGGATTTTTATTAAACCAAAAAATAAGTGGTACCAAAATCTTTCTTCCTCCTTTAGGATAATCATTATAATTAATAAATTCTGGTACATGACCAATCATTTTTAAATAATTATCCATATAATCTTCTGAAATACTATGCATTTGATTAATGTGTAAAATATCTTTACTATATGAATCAAATTCATTCCCACCTATTTCCAAATTAACGCTTTCAAAAAAATTATGCCCAAGATATTCTGCAAAGTTAAAGTCTATTTGATTGGGTTGTTGTTTATCTTCAAGAATAATGTTAATATCATTTATACTTTTGTTATAACCATTTAAATAATTAATCATTGTATCATATTTTTTTTTAAGTTCTGAATTTATTTGCTGTTTTGATATAAATTTTGTGGTATCATATGTTGTTGATGTTGTTATTAATTTTGTTAATCCATTAATATATCCTGTCATGTCAATATTTTCAAATATAGTTTCGTCAATTTTGTTTTTAAACTGATCTTTTGTAAGTTTGTTTTTATAATTAAATCTAACAACTTGATCTTTTAAATTGTTAATGGTTACATTATCTGTATCCAAAAAATTCGATAAAATTCTAAATAATTGTAATTCAATATCAACAAATCCCTTTAAATTTTCATATTGGTTTTTAATTAGAGTTAGTTCATTTGTTAACTTTGATATATCAAAATTTTTTTTATCAATATATTTTTGATTTGTAACATATTTGTCTGAAAAAGAATATGTTGGTAGAGTTATTTCAAAATAACATCTATGAATAGCATCTCCACGATTTAACATAAATGTTATTTTATTATCAAAATTTGCTGGTTGTTCAGGTAAAATTTCTATTAGTTCTGTTGAAAAATTTGTGTGTCTTCTATAGACTTTTTTAAAAAAAGTTATTTCTGGGTCTATTGTTAAATAGATATCTTGGTGTCCCGATATAACCATTTGAAGTAGTCCTCCTGCCATCTATTAATTTATAATACTTAGGTTTTAAATTAATATAATAACACAAAATGCAATTATATTAATTAAAGATTTTTTAATCATTGCTTATTGAGGGCAAACAGAATGGCCACCAATAGAAGCAAATTTTTCTTTAGGAACAACAAGTTGTTTAGTACCTAAGTGGAAAGCAACGAAACCGGCTAAGGTAGCGCCTAACAACATAAGGTGAGTTTGGTTAATGGTTCCATCCATTAAGTAGTTAGAGGCGAGAGCACCCATAGAGACTTTAATTAAGTCATTAAGTAATGGTTGGTATTGGTCATTAACTTTAGGAACCATGTTTTGTACTGCAACGTTGAATGCGGCGTAACCGGCAATGATGGCACCGTGTTCCATAAACCATCTTTGGTCGAAAACAATAGGTCTACCTTCAATATATGAAACAATAGCTCTTTGAGCAGCAAAGATAGTACCGAATTTTACTAAATCGTAAACTGAAGCTTTAACTCCGGCATTATCAACTTTTAATTGGGTGTTAATCATTCCACTAACTTTGTTTGTTAAAAGACCGTGAAGAGCAACACCGAGTAAAGTGGCTACAGCTAAGTTCATCCATTTTTCATTAAATAATTGAGATTTCATTAATTGGCCTTCAACAACATTAGATACAACTAAAACAGTGGCAAAAAGAGTTAAATCAGTTTTAGTAACTTGTATATCAATAGGAGATATCATTAAATAGATATAGAAAAAAAACTAAATATTTTATCAATTATTTTTTAAATCTTAATATTATTTTTATAATTTTATAATTGTGGTTTTGGTAAATTTCCACAGCCAATATCTTTAGCCTTTATTGGTTCACCAGTTATGTGGTCTAAAATTGGAGTTTGACATTTTGATAAACAATCTTCACCATACCAATATTTTAAAACTTTTTCTGCCTCTTTTGGACCCCATACTTCAATGTTACCAAATTTATATCTTTTACGTGGGATAATCCATTCTGATGGATAATTTACCCATTTCCACCACCACTCATTTACTTTATCAATATAATTACATTTGTCATCAAATGGTTCGGAGCATCTCACTATTTTACCATTAGCATCATCATGTATAAATATATCAATAAATGGGAACTTAGTATCATCAAAATAAACCTTAATTAATTTCCAATCAGATTCAAGTATTAAACCATGTGCTTTAAATTCATCCTTTAATTTCATAACAGAATTAAAATCTTTTCTTAAAATGGTAATATCTGCATCATCATCCCATGGTATCATATCCCAGTGTCTGACAGCTCCTAATAATGTACCGTATGAAATAGTATAATAAATATTATTTGCATTTAATATTTTATCTATAATAGCTAATCCGTAAGTAATTTTTTCTTTTAAATTATTTTCTTGGGTTAGATTTCCAAATTTTTCATTATCAAGTTTGTCATTAAAACCGAATAAAAAAATAAAAATAATACCTAAAACTACAAATAAAAAATCACGTTTACTAAACATTAATTAAATTTAGAAAATAAACAATCTATTGTATATATTTGCAAAAAATATTTAAACATATTTAGAAACAAGGTGAGTTTATTAAAATATAAGAATCTTTACAAATATTAATATGAAAATTTTTGACTATAAATTTTTAATTCTTCTTGGATTATCTTTAGTTGTATATTTTATATACAGAGAAGTAGAATATTTGAGAGCAAAAGTTGATAAGCTTGAAAAAGAACTGAAACTAAAATCTGACAACTTGATAACTGATAAATCAAGTGCTACAAATGTTGTAGAACAAAACAATTTAAACTCACAAACTAAAAGTTTACCTAATAAACCTGTGTTAGCATTACCAAAACCACCAGAACAAACTTTACAGACTGAAAATGTTGGTAAAACAAATGGTTCTTTAGAAATCAGTTTAAATGTTATTAATGATAAACCAGAAGTTTCAATTCCTAAACCCTCTCCTAAAATGATAAGTGTTGATATGTCACCATCAAAAACAACCGAACAAATAGGTTTTGAGTCTGGTGTCAAATTAACTAAAATAGTAAAAAAGAAAAAAACAAATTCTGAATCTGAAACAGCTAGTGAATCCTGTTCTTCAAAACATTTAGCAATTTATTCTAATGATAATGAACAATATGATGAAACACAAAATTCATTACTTGAAAGTATTGAATCTGGAAAACTGGAACTTAATTTTAATTATGAGGACAAAGGCGATATTCCAAATTTAAATACTAATGTAAATGAATTGATTAGCATGGTAACATCACCAGTTAATTCTGAATCAAACTCTGAAAAAACATCAGAAAACAAACCAGATTCTGAGTCTGAATCCATGTCAGTTGAAGGTATATCATTTGCAAATGATAAAGAATCAACAACATCAGAAAAACTAAATGAATCCGAATTAGAGAAAAAAAAACTACCAGAACTTAAAAAAATTGCAGAATCAAAAAAAATTACTTTAACGAAAAAAGTAAATGGACAACAAAAACAAAAAAACAAACAAGAATTAATAAATGAGATAATGGGACAAAAAGTAGCTAATGCTGATAATTAAATTTCAGTTTAGAAAAAATATCTAATTATATATATATAATGGATAATCGTTACTTTCATTACAAGTGTCCTCCACTTATGCAAGATGCAAGATTTATAACCAATTACACTAAGAACAGTACTTTTGAACAATTTATTCGTAATGTCAATCAAATTGAATCTGCCCAAGAATATAAGCAATTCTTACAACAAAATGGCGACACAATTATTAACAGAGAAAGAGCTTATTTAGAAAGTATAAATACTTGTGCTGTACATGGTAAATGCGTTCCTTTAGCTGGTGGCGCTAAAGTTGCAGGTTCTGCTTGTGGATGTGCATGCAAACGCTAAAATACAAAACCCATTGTTTTGTTAGCTAAATTTTAATTTAGAATTTAATTAAATTAAGTTTATTAATAATAAAAATTTATCACTTCTATTAATATAATATAATATGAATAGATTTGATAAGCCATATAGAATAGCACCATCATTTGATTTAAGAAAAAATATCGAAATGTTTGACTTGGCATCAAAGTTAGACACACATGAAATGTTACAACATTCCCTAGTCAATCAAATTCCTTTCGATATTTCTGATGAAGAAGGCAATACATTAATACATATTGTTATAAATGTTGATTCTAGAAAAGCATCTGCACATTCAAAGTTAGGAGTAATTAAGTTTTTAGTTAATAATGGTGCAAACCCTGATAAACCAAATAAGTATAACCAAACACCTTTACATTTAGCTTGTCATTATCAATATGACTTAATTGTTGAATATTTATTAAGTATTGACGTAAATCCTAATTTTAAAGATAATATGGGATTAACACCATTTCATTATTTGTTAACTGGGGACATTAAAACTATTGAAAATACTGGTGAAATTTTAAATTTTATTCCACCGGCAAAAAAACTTGATGTTAAAAAAGCAGACAAAATTATTGAAATCAAAAGGAAAATTTATGATTTGCTAATAGTCCAATTGATTAAAGAACAGTTTCCAATTTTTAAAACATTTTCCAATACAATTACCAATATACTTGACAATGATGCAGAATTTATTAACCAGAGAATTGAACTTGAACAAAAAATCGCTAAATTAGCATTGGATACAGCTGCACCAAATTATTTACAAGAAATCAAAAATACTGTCGATATATCTCTCAAAGCCCTTAGTAAAAAAATAGAAAAGCTATTTAATAATTTCCCTGAACAAGGCGAATTACAAATTCATTTTACAGAAAAAACATCATGGTCGCATCCAACCAACACACAACCATTGTCTTTGATTAAAAATGGAAATATTAAAAAACAAATCAAAAATGAAATTAAACTTGCAAGTAATAATATTATGGGAGCTAACTTAAACTTTAAACAATTCAATTATAATATCACATCATATGAAGAAGACGGTTTAAACGAAATTATGGGTTTTTATTATAAATCTATTACAAATAAATTTGTAAAATCAGCTGGAACAAATGTATATCTTTATCGTGGTGATTTTGATAACGAGGATTATAGAACAATTGAAAATATAAATAATACTATTAGACATTCTAATGCTTTTGATAATGCATCAAGTATTATTGATTTTGTTAATTTAAAATATGCAGGTGGTCCTAGAGATATTACTATTAATATTCCTCCAAGTGTGATGGCAAATGTTAAACAATTATTAACATTATCACCTGACAAAAAAATATTTCAAATATTAGCATCAGGATACTTGTCACAAGCTAATATAGATGCAATTACAAATACTTCGACCAATCCAACAGGACTTGATTTTTTCTCATTAGATGCATCTAAATATAACACTTATTATCACCCAGACTTAGGACCTATTAACATGGCATTTCGAAAAATGTGTTATTTGATTTTTTCATTTGTTGCTATAAAAGAACCTGATAGATTTGAGGAATTATTAAGTATTCCCTTCATAAATCCACCCAATACACGTTTTGGCAATAATAATATGGTAATAAAATGGTTTAATAAATTTATGAATGGAGAAGGTGTTGCTTCATTTATTTACGGAATGGGTTGTGATTTAGCTTGTTATACTTCAGCATCAAATCTCGATGGTCAAATTCCTTTTGAATTTGCTATATTGGTATCAGCAATCGCAAATAACAGAACAAATTTAGACCAAAGTATTTATAATTCTTATAAGCCTCATTTAGTAAGTGATATTTGTGATTTTGCTGGACCTACCAATGAAACTAAAATCGCATCAATCACAATGCTTTTACTAAATGAAAAATGTAATTCAGTTTATTTTTCAAATTTAGATAATAATCCTGATACTTTATCGGGTATTGCTGCTGCAAATGTGGACACAAATGTTATATTAATTGGAAAGCTCGTTTACAGGTATTTTCAAAACCCAAGTGCATTTAATCCATCCAGTACATCTGAAGAAGATAAACTTTACAAACAATATGTAAAACCAGGTAAAAAACCAATTTATAACTTGGTAAACATTATTATGGACATGTATGATTTAATGGTTAATAAACCTCTTAGACAAACAATTGTTGATTTTATTTATTTATTAATTTCATATGACCAATTCACAGGTAAGAATATTGATGATTTCAAACAAATGTCAATAAATAATATTGCAGTACCTGCTTCATCTATGAGTTTAGATAAAAATCAAATACCAAGTCACTATGGATTAGAAAATGTTGTTATTGACTCTAAAATTTTTACTCAGCCGCCTCAAATTGTTCAAAACCATTTTAAGATAGCTCATTTGTTTGGTTTATATTTTGAAGGTATGTGCAACCCTCATCAAAATTACTCGTTAGATGAACCTTTTTCAGTTGATTCTGCTGATAAAAAAGGTAAAATTACAAGTAATCAATTTTATATAACAAACGGAGGTGACCACTCATTTGGAACTACTAGTGCAGATTCATTAGATGATGATAAAATGCCATTGGCTTTTGGAAATATAATTGGTGGAGGAAATCCTATACCAAATCTTCAAAGATTTAGATATTACATTGTTGATGGTAGAAACATTGTAAATCCATCTATTCATTCTTATTTTGTTCTTGTTGTTAAAAGAATTCAATTGTATCAAAAGAAAATATCCGTGCTATTAACACTTGTTGAATCCCAAATTGGCGAGTTAGTTGGTGGAAAAACAACCAGTCTTGAAAGTTTAATTACTTCAGTATATCCTAAAATTGTTTCCTACTGTAAAATTATAAATTCATATATTGAATCATATGAAAGAATAAATCAAGACTATGGTACAAATAATTTTTGGAAAAACTCTGAATTAAGAAAAAAATTTACTTCTCCTGACAATTATCCATATACTGATTTGGCAAAAAACATCAATACAATAAATTCAAACTTTTACATATATTATTATGTATTTGCACAAGATAAATTAGTTAAACTAAGCAAATTTAATTACTATCAAATTCCAATAAATTCTCCTGATAAATATTTATTTTATGCAGGTATAACTGACGATAACGTATTTGACACTGCCGATACAACTAGTACAATTTCAAACACATTAACAAACACAAAAACTCACACTTCATCACTTAGCTCTGGATTTGTGAGTCAATTTAGTATTGGTAATTATTTATCTTTCTTCAACGAATATAAAGCCAATATTTTTAATACTGTAAGTACAACTAATAGTGCTAACTTTGTTTTAAACAAAGAAAATAAATTACCTCCTGCTTTATTTAATAATTTAGAACAATTTTATAAATTTTGTTTAATTCAATTGGTGATTAAAACTATTGAACAAATTGATGCAAATAAAAGCGGTAGTATTAAAGATTTATACGATAAATTAATTGAACTTGCTAAATCAACTGGAATTAAAGTAGATGAATATGAAATTTCTTCTTATCATATTGTATCTAAAATAGTACAAGAAATTGTTCGAGAACAATTTAAAATATATGTCAATAATGAAGTGGCAAACTCATTTAACACAAACATTGTTAAAATTCCCTTAGGAAGTATACCAGAAGGAACTATAGCGACAAAAAAAGAAATGACAATAAGTTTAGATAAATCAGATGTTGATTTTTCAAAAATAACAAATGTAAAGCAAGTTAAAAACTTATATAATCTTTTAGTTCAACCTGAAAAGTCTAATATGTTTGTATTGTATCCAAATGACCTGACAAATATATCCAAATTAAAATTAAAAACAGGATTGAACATCAACACAAAAATTATTGATTTATTACTTGAGAAATCGGGTTCACCATATCATACTAATTTGGATGGTCAAACCCCAATTTATAACTTAATTAAAAACTATAATTATGATCCAGTTAAAACATTAAAAACTCTTGGAATAGATTTTCGTATTTTTGAAGGTGAGCTTCCAATGGGCTTTTTATTAAAAGAATTTAACAATGACATTGAAAAAATAATTAGAAAATTACCCCTTAACATCACTAATGGTGAATTACTAAGTAATTTTGATAATTATTTGTATAATGATGTTAAAACACTAATTACATCTAATGATGTTTATGGTAATAATATTCTTGGTTATTTACCTTTGTCTTTTAATATATCCACATACCTTGTTTTACAATATTTATTGGAAAGTTTAATTAATACTGATAATGAGTATACACTTGATGATTTAACATTTTTTTTATCGGTTATTGATGTTAAGATTGATGATGTTAATAAAAATTATCTGGAAGAAAAACTTGGTAGCTTTAAAATACCAGATGATTTTAATGTATTTATTGCCAGTGAATTTTTCATTGAAAAAAAAGCACAATTAAATAAACTTGTTCTAGAGAAAAAAGCCATGGATGAAAACATTGGAAAACTAAAACTAAAATCACGAGAACTTGCTACGAAAATTAAAAATAGTTCAAAATATGAAAAAATAGACAAAGACATTAAAAAGTTAAATTCTGATATTAGAGCACTAAAAACATTATTTATAGGAAAAACAAAATTAGCTACTCCAACAAGAACTTCAACAGAGTATAAAATAATAAACAGATACAAAGAAATTACAAAATCAAAATCTTTACACAATGGTATTATTATGCAATCTTGGAAACACCTATTTAAGAAAAATTATACTAAAGATAATTACAATCTTGGTCTTGTACAATTGCTTGTTAAAGAAAAAGAATTAGTTGAAAATTTAAATTTGGCTAATTTAGAAATTTTAAGAAAATTGGAAAAACCACTTGGTAAAATAGCAGAAATTGGAGAATCATACTTTGCTAATCACAAATTTACTGAAACAAACAAAGTAGCCCATTTTGTACGCGATATGTTAGAATATCTTACTGAAATATCTATCTGTACTGGTCTTGAACTTGTCATTAGAAGAATTTTACATACTTACTTTTCAAATACTTTATCTGATGAATCACAAGCTGATATTAACAATAGAATTGAATTTATTTTAGAGTCTGAATCATATGGAATGAATCAAAGTCTACTTGACATATTGACCAATGAAATTGCACCAGAATTAGCCAAAAATGCATCGGAAATTTTCACTGATAAATCCGATGAACAAGGTCATTTAATTAGACCACCCAGAGATATATTAATCAGCTTTTTCCAAAATCTAGAAAACTCCCCAATAAAACTTCCACCTGAAATAATAACAATTTTTATAAAAGACGTGGTATCTTACTTTGATACTTTTACTTCAAGAGCAATTATGTTATGGCAAGTAAATGCGGAAAATATATTTAAATATTTTATTAATAATTACAGATGTGTTAAAACAATATTAAGTTTATAAAATTTATAATAAAAAAATACAATTATTATAAATTTCATTTGGCTACTCTTTTAAATTAGCTTTTTTAAATTCATCAATAACTGATATGTTTTGAGAATTCAAATAAGTATTATCATTTTGTAATTGTTCTTCTGTAATTTTTAATGTAAAACTATGATTAATATTTCTGAAATTAATACGAGAACCATCTGGATAAATAAATTTAATTGTTAAATCTGTTAGTGTTGGTATTGGAAACCCTTTGAAATAAATATTAGATGGATTAGAAACAAACGTGTTGAATAAAATATCTCCCGGATTTCCTGATAATTGAATTTTTGCAAAACATGATTTTAAATTATTATTAGAATATAAATATTCAATATCATTCAAATACATTAAGAAATAATTATATTTACCAACAAAATTCATAAAATTTGAATTGTATGTGATGGGGTTACCAACTGGATTTAAATTAACTGAATTTAAATACGAGTCAAAATTTGTAATTTTTGAACTAAAATCAATTACTGAATAATTATTACCAACATCTTTAAAACCAATAATTTCACCACATGTATCTGATTTATCAAATAATAAACTAACTTTTGTTTTACTTTTAATTAATATATTTTCTCCACCACTTAAAGGCTTTGTTGTTACTTCATAAGATATTTCATAAATTGAACCTAATATAATATCATAAGTAAAATTCCTAAAATTTACTTCATATACAATATGTTCTTTGTTTATTTGATTAGCTAATATTGCTTCATTTGTATTTTCGGTTGATGAAGTTACACTTACATTACCTGCATTGTAAATTATAATTGTGTCACCAGGTATTACCAAGTTATTTGGGTGAGAAACAGTTAATATAAAATAACTAATATTATTTATATTTTTTTTACTAACTGACAGTGAGTTCGGTAATTTTGTTAAAGTATATGGCTTAAAAGTTATTTTTTGAATATTGCTTTCTATAAATATGTCAAAACAATTAAAACTCTCCGTAACTAAATTTGAATTAACTCTCTTAACTGAATTTATTTTTTCAGTTATTTTTTTTAAAAATGATTCTGACGAATAAAAACCCTCATCTACTGTCACACTATATACATATTGTCCATCTTCGATATTTTTCCAATATAATTTATCATTAATATCTTTTTTTATTGCTAAATCAACATAAGGAAACTCCGTACTAACTAATTCTACATTTGTAACATTATTAAAACTTTTTTTAAGATTTACAACATAATCATCTGCATCTGGATATCCTATAATTGTGTTAATAATTTTTGAAACTAAAATATTGTTTCCTCCACCTTGTACATTAGCAAAAGATTTAAAATTTAAATTAATTATAAAATTATCAGAGTCAGTTACATCATGCACTTCAAAACTACTTTGGTAATTGTAATAATTAATTGGATAGTTTGCATTTAAAAAACCCAATGGTATTCCACCAATATGTAGATAATTTATTTTAAAAACTTGATTTAATTGATAAAAATCTTCTGTACCATCGTATTCAACTGGCAATTCTATTAATATACATTTGGTGTCTAATAAATTTAATAAATTTGACCCAGATGATGACATTATTGATAAAATACTATTATTTGATATTAATGAAGTTTGTATAGACAAAGGCAAATCTTGTGAAGCAATTAAACAACTTTTAATCCCAATTAAATCATTTAATTTTATGTTACCTATAGCATTATTCTCTTGTTGATCTCCAACTAAACTAATATTACATAATATTTTATCAAAATATTTTTTATAAAGTGGATTAATATTGTTTTCATTAAAAACAAATACTGCATATTTGAAATTTTTAAATAAATATACTGAATTAATAATCGTTTTTGTTATACCCTCCACATTTTGTACTGTTATGTTATCACCAGGTTTTAAATTATGGTCTGGATAATAAAATTTAATTATACTTGAACCTAAAGTTAATGTTAATGGATTTTCAGGTAATGTTTGGACATTTGATGTACAAACATTTTTTGGATATGTAGTTCTAAATGAACTATCTATATTAACCAAAGATGTTTTAATAATTTTTGTTTGTGACATTATATCTTAATAAAACTTTGCTTTTAAATATTACACAATTTAAGTTTTTTTATAGTTAAATAAAATACTAATAAAACAATAACAAATACTAAAATTATTTTCCAATTTCTAAATAGGGTTTTTGTATAATAAACATAAATAAGCCATGAATCAGAAGAATATTTTAAATAATCAATTACTTGATCAGAAAAAATTATTTGGAAAATTTCATTGTATAAATAATCCACATTTGCCTTTTTATACTCTTCTACTGATTTTAAATTTTTATTGATAATTAACTTATTTATCTTTAATATTTGTTTTCTTGTTTCATCATCATAAATATGGTTTACTAATAGTTTAAACATACTGTCTCTGTTAATAATTTTAAATTTATCAACTAATCGATCAATAATCAGATTTAAATTATTTTTAATATCAATATAAACAATATATAAATCTATAATTATTCTTGTTTCATTATTGTTTATTTTTTCATAAGATTTATACTGTTTTAATAAAATGTCTTTTATTATTGAACCTACACTTTCATCTATTAGTTTATATGTTATTTGGTCAGTCATAATATATTGTATTAGATTATTTTAATATATAAATCCTTTATAATAAAAAAATTGATAAAAATACTTAAAAACATATTTATCCCTATTATCAATCATGTCTAAAAATACTAAATCTGCTAGTACAAAATCAGAAGCTGAGAAATACGATAAAAAAACTCCAAGAGAACACGTGTTAATTCGTCCAGATACTTATGTTGGTGATATTGAACCAACAACTGAACCAATGTGGGTTTATTCGGAAAAAACCGGTAAAATGGCAAAAGAAGAAATCACATACACTCCTGGATTTTTTAAAGTTTTTGATGAATTACTTGTTAATGCGCGTGATGCCTCAGAAAATGACAAATCATGTGATACAATCAAAGTCGAATATAATGTTGAAGGAGGATATATTAGTGTTTATAACAATGGTGACATTGGTATTCCTGTTGAAGAACACCCTACACATAAAATGCTAGTGCCTACAATGATTTTTGGTGAACTACTTACTAGTAGTAATTACAACGACGAAGAAGAGCGCACGACTGGGGGAAGGAATGGATATGGTGCCAAATTGGCCTCAATTTTCGCAACCAGATTCATTGTTGAGGTTGATGATGCTAAACGAAGCAAACGATTTGTTCAAGAATGGTCTGAAAATATGTCTGTGGTTGGAAAACCAAGCATTACCAAGTTACCTGCTAAAGTCAAGAGTTCTGTTAAAATCACATTTTATCCTGATTTTGCACGTTTTAAAATTAAAAATTTAGCAAATGACCATAAAAAATTGTTCCACCGAAGAGCTGTGGACATTGCAGGTACATCAAATAATAAACTTAAAGTATATTTTAATGAAACAAAAATAGACATTAATAACTTCAAGTCATATATTGAACTATATTACCCAGCTGAAACTAATGAACTATATTTGGATACTCCGGGTGAACGTTGGACCGTTGGTGTATTTTATAAACCAGATGCTGGTGGAGAAGTCATTAGTTTTGCCAATGGTATTAACACTTATCGTGGTGGTACACATTGTTCTCATGTGATTGACAACTTGGTTAAAGTGCTAATTAATGACTATATTAAAAAGAAAGATAAAAATATCAAAGTAAGTGCTCCACAAGTAAAGGAAAACCTTATCTTTTTTATTAATTCGGTTATTATTAATCCAGCTTTTGGTTCTCAGACCAAAGATACTTTAACAAGCAAGGTTGACAAATTCGGTTCAAAATATGAACCCACACCTGCATTTCTTAAAAAGCTTGCAAAGTGTGGTATTGTAGACCAAATTATTGAACTGGCAAAGTTTAAAGAAAATGCTGGACTTAAGAAAACCGATGGAAAGAAACAAGTTAAAATTACAGGTATTCCTAAATTAGAAGACGCTAACAAAGCCGGCGGAAAAGAATCAAGTAAGTGTACTTTAATTCTAACCGAGGGTGATTCAGCCAAAGCTACTGCAATGGCCGGGCTTGGTGTTGTCGGTCGTGACTATTATGGTGTTTTCCCATTGAAAGGAAAATTACTTAATGTTCGTGAAGCCAGTGCTACTCAATTACTAGCCAATGAGGAAATTAAAAATCTTAAAATTATTATGGGTTTGAAACAAGGTGAAGACTATTCTTCTGATGAAAAATTTGGAACACTAAGATATGGTCATATCCTTCTTCTTACCGATCAGGATGTAGATGGTTCACACATCAAAGGTCTATTTATTAATATGTTACATACATTATGGCCTACATTGGTTAAACGTGAATCATTTGTACAAAGTTTAAATACTCCTATTGTTAAGGCAACCAAAGGCAAAGATACAATTACCTTTTATAACTTAACTGACTATGACAAATGGAAGGAAACTCCTGAATCATCTGGTTACAAGGTTAAATACTATAAGGGTCTTGGTACTTCCACTGCTGCCGAAGCCAAAGAATATTTTATTGACATTGAAGAAAAGTTACTTAATTATCTTTGGGAAAATATGGATGTGGATGTAAAGGCTAAGTTTTCAGATTCCGATAAACAACCTGGAAACAATAAATCAAAAGCTAAATCTCAAACTAGTCCAGTTAATAAAAAATCCGAGCCTGAATCTGATAATGAATCCGATGGTTCTGATGATTCTGCCGATGATTCAGATAGTGAAGATGAAGAAGCACTTGATGTATTTATGCCTAAACACGATGATGATGATGCTATTAGATTAGCATTTGATAAGACTAGAGCTGATGACCGTAAGAAATGGCTGATGGCTTATGATAAAAATAAAGTTCTCAAGTATGAACAAAAAGTCATTCCATACTATGATTTTATTCACTATGATCTTATTCACTTTTCAAATGATGACTTAATCCGTTCAATCCCGTCTGTTATTGATGGTTTGAAACCTTCCCAACGTAAAATCTTATATGGTGCTTACTTGAGAGGTTTAGATAAAACAGAAGTCAAGGTTGCTCAATTAGCTGGTTTTGTTTCTGACAAAGCAGCTTATCACCATGGCGAAATGTCATTAAACGGTGCAATTATTGGTATGGCACAAAACTTTGTTGGTTCTAATAACATTAATATTTTGTTCCCTGCCGGTCAATTTGGAACTAGACTTAAAGGAGGTTCAGATGCTGCATCTCCTCGTTATATATGGACAAGTTTAGAAAAACTAACTTCACTTATTTATAATCCAACTGATGATCCAATTCTAAAACAACAAGATGAAGATGGCGAACCAATTGAACCCGAATATTATGCACCAATTATTCCAATGGTTTTAGTTAACGGGGCTGCTGGTATTGGTACTGGTTTTTCTACTAAAATTCCTCCTTATAATCCTGTTGACATTATTAAAAATATTAGGAACATAATGATTGATGCCGAATTTGAACCAATGGACCCATGGTGGCAAGGATTTGATGGTATTGTTTCTAAAATTGACGATTTTAATTATGAAATTTATGGCACTTGGTCAATTGATGATAACAAACTAACAATTACAGAATTACCTGTTGGTGAATGGACCAGTAATTACAAAGAATTTTTAGAAAAAATGCTTGAAGATGTTCCTCTTAGAGGTAAACCAGATGATAAGAAAGGTAAAAAAGCACCAAAGAAAGAAAAAGAAAATCCTTTTATTTCATACAAAGACAACAATACCGATTCCAAGGTTCACTTCGAATTAACATTTGAAGATGGATATCTTGATACTTGTAAAGATATTGATAAACAATTTCACTTGTATAAAAAATATTCTATTGCTAACATGCACTTGTATGGACCTGAAGGTCATATTAAACGTTATGATTCTGTAGAAGAAATCATGCGCGACTATTTTACTGTACGCTTAGAATTGTACCAAGCTCGTAAAACACATCAACTTGGTATTTTAGAACACCAATTAAAATTAATTAGTTTCAAGGTCAAATTTATTCTAATGGTTGTTGAAAAGAAATTAGAAGTCAATAATAAGAAACGAACTGAAATTGAAGAAAAACTTGAGAAACTTAAATTCCCAAGACTTGGACGTTCTAAAGATGATCCAAAAGTTTCGTATGACTATTTACTCTCCATGCCTATTTACAACTTGACATATGAAAAGATTGAAGAACTTAAGAAACAACAAGAAGACAAAGAGTCTGAATATGAAGACTTAAATGGAAAATCTCCTCAAGATATTTGGGCTGGAGAGTTAGATGTTCTTGAAGCCGAATATAATAAATGGTACAACAAGAAAGTTCAAGAAGCTAAAGACAATACCATTAAAAAGAAATCAAAAAAAGTAAAAAAATAAACTAATGGTTATTTTATAAATAAATATTTTAAAAAATAAATTATCAATCATTGTTATATGATAAATAATTTATATTATGAAAAATATATTAAATATAAGGCTAAATACATTCAATTAAAAGAACAAATTGGTGGAACTTTTAGTGCTGGTAATATATGGACAGCTGGTACAAGAAAAACAAAAAATGTTTTAATCCAGCTACTACTTATTGGAATTTTATTTAGTATTAAAACAAAAAATATACAATTAGATGTATCATTTGATGCTAATATAGATGAACTATTAGATGATAGTTTTATATTTATTGCTGAAAAAATAATACAACATGTTAGATTATTGAAGTCTGATAGATATGTATCTACTCAAGAAAGTGATCCAATGGCACTTATTGGAATTTCTAATGATATTAGTAATATAGACCAATTATCTGATATTTATCCTCATTTTAATAATAAACCAGTTACAGTAAATGGAAAAGAAATAGGAGGTAATCATCATTATACACCTAGACAAAATAGTCATATTTATGGTGATAATGTTTCTGAAATTATATCTTCAATACAAACACATGTTACAGAATATACTAAAAAATTAATTTTATATTTAATTGGTTGTTTTATCAAACAAGAAAATTCATGGGATACCATTAAAAATAGAGCAATTGGATGGTTATATTGGGCGTATCCTCGTTCAATTAAATTAAGATATTTATTTGACAAATACTATTTTAATAAAGAAACTCAATCAATACCAAAACCAAGAATTCATATGTATCAAAACGCCCAACAAATAATAGAAGATTGGCAAGTTAAAAAATATGAGTATTCAACTCAAATTATAAATATTTTTTGGAAACCTGAAAAATCAAGTGATAAAATAAGTCATTTTTTGGAAAATAAAGATTCTACAAGTAGGGAAAGTACAGATGAAACAATTTATGAAGTTTTTGTCAGTAAAATTAAATTAGGTTCTATTTTTCCTGTTAATTTTACGTCTATGTATTCAACAACAAGCAATTTATATTATAATGAATTAATTAAACTATTAATTGAAAATCCTGAAAATATATATATTGAAATGTGTGAAAAAAATAAAAAAGAAATAGCTGAAACAGATTCAGTAGCAGCATTAGATTCAGTAGTTGAAACAGATTCAGTAGTTGAAACAGATTCAGTAACTGAAACAGATTCAGTAGCCACATCAGGTTCAGTTATTGCATCAAAAAGTAAAAAATCACAAATAACATCAGAAGTATTTAATATAGAAGTTGAAAATCCCGATGTAATTTCATATTTTAGTGATTTTATTAATTTAACTGCATTAAATAGTTCTTCCGATGAATATAATAAAAAATTTTATAATT